GGTTAGCTGAAATTGCGAATGTGAATAAATTTTATCCGCCACTTGCAAAAATGTTAACGCAGCTTTCAGAAACTATGAAAGCAAGAGAGCAAAGACTTTATGATAAATATTTTGGTAAAGAGGTGGCTTTATAGCCTCAAATTATAAAACTAATGGCATTTATAGAGGCGAAAGGCTAAAAAATGACTCTACCTACACAAGGCAAAATTAAAACGCTCCTGAGGCAAATAAAACGGATTTATCGTAATGTTGACAAATAACAGGTTTTTAATGTAAATTGGAGGGCGTTATGGGAAGACCAACTGATTATTCAGAATCTCTAGTTGATAAAATTTGCGAACAAATCGCATCAGGACGTTCGTTGAGGTCAATATCCGAAGATGACGGAATGCCTAACGAAAAAACTATATACAAGTGGATATTAAAATACCCTGAGTTTAGCCAGAAATACACGCTTGCGCGAGAGGCTCAGGCTGATTTTTACGCTGAAGAAATAGTGGAAATAGCTGATAATTCTACCGATGATATAGAGATGATTGAAACTGAGCGTGGATTAAGACCTGCAATAAAGCACTCAGCAATCAACAGGGCTAGACTTCAAATAGACACCCGCAAATGGCTAGCTGGTAAGCTGCGACCTAAGAAATACGGAGACAAACTAAACGTAGATGCTGATGTTAAGCACCAATTTGAGCCGTTGGTTATAAAACCTCTTGTTATGGACGCAAATAAGCAAATTGCTAGGGACGTAACGCCAATCGTCGGTAGCGTAATAATTGACCATGTAGCAGAAACAAATGGCTGAAATTTGCCTGAACGAAAAGCAAATGCAGGTTTTATTGTCACCTGCAAATGAGATTTTGTACGGTGGTGCAGCAGGTGGTGGAAAGAGCTATCTAATCCGTGCAATTGCTGCGTCGCTGTGTTATGATGTTCCCAATCTCCAAGTATACCTATTCCGTCGTACGTATCCTGACTTGATAGCTAACCACATGAACGGCTATATGTCATTCCCTGAGATGTTAGCCCCCTTCATGGAAAAGGAACAGGTCTCAATTGTTGATACCGAGATTAGATGGAGTAATGGCTCTAAAATCCATCTCTGCCACTGCCAGCATGAAAAGGACGTACTAAAATATCAAGGCGCAGAAATCCACGTTTTATTGATAGATGAGATTACCCATTTTAGCGAGTATATGTATCGTTTCTTGCGTAATCGTGTGCGTATTGGCGGATTGCCAATTCCTAAACAATGGAACTCCAGAATACCACTTATTCTTGTTGGTGGTAATCCGGGCGGTGTTGGTCATGCTTGGGTGAAGCGTACGTTTATTGAGATGTCAAAAGCCTATGAGTGTAAGCAGATGCCAGATTCAGAGGGTGGAATGATTAGGCAATATATACCCGCAAGGCTTGATGATAATCCTGTTTTGACACAGAATGACCCTAAATATTTAGCTAGGTTATCAGGATTAGGCTCGGATGCTCTGGTTAAGGCAATGCGTGATGGTGACTGGGACGTGGTGGCAGGTGCAGCGTTTGAGAATCTAAGTCGTGATAAGCACTGCATAAGACCGTTTGCTATTCCTGATTGGTGGACAAAATGGACAAGCCTAGACTGGGGCAGCACCAAGCCTTATGCGGTTGGTTGGTATACGGTGAACGAAGAAACGCTAGTATTAAAAGCCAGAGATAATTATCCCGAAAAAATTATTGGGAAGGGTTCTATAATAAAATACCGAGAGCTTTATGGATGGAACGGCAATCCTGACGAAGGATGCCGTAAAGAATCGTGGGAAGTTGCCAAAGAAATAGCGGAGATTGAAGACGGTGAACTGATAAGCTATAGAATTGCCGATTCTGCAATGTGGGCGGTGCATGATGGTGTGAGCATTGCTGAACGATTCATGGACGCACTAGAACAATTCGGAGCAACTAATCCTAGTATGGAAAGAAGTATGAAAGATAGGATTGCTAACTATCAAGAGATTAGGGCAAGGCTATCATTATCAGATGGCGAAAATACGGGCTTTTATGTTTTTGACACTTGTCACCACTTCTGGCGCACTGTACCTGATTTAATCCTTGATGAACGTCACCCCGAAAAGGGATGGGACACTAGGCAGGAAGACCACGTTATCGACGAAACTGGTTATTCTCTAGTTTCCCGTCCCGTTATTATGGACAGGGCGACACACATTGAGCAAGAGTATCAACAATCTAGGCAACTTGCCTTTGAAGCAGATAGAGGCAGTAAAAATGCAAGCAGGTATTGACAAATCAAATAATATGTTGTTTTTAATAGCTTCATGACCCGATATGACACTCTATTAGAATTAATAGATAAGCACAAACCGCAATCAATCGTTGAGATTGGCGTGTGGAATGGTGCAAATGCGATACGCATGATTAACAGGGCAAAACAATACAATTCTGACATAACCTACACTGGCTACGACTTGTTTGAAGATGCCACACAAGAAACAGATGCAAAGGAATTTAATGTAAAGGGGCATAATAGCGTAAAAGCTGTTGCTGCTTATATTCAATCTGAAACTGGTATCAAGCCTAACCTTGTGAAAGGGAATACGCATGATAGTCTTACCAATACTGTTGCTGATTTCGTATTTCTTGATGGTGGACACAGCGTAGAAACCATAGCACATGACTTTGAAGCAGTGAAGGATAGCAAGGTTATTGTGCTTGACGACTTCTACACTGACGGTGTTGATACATCAAAATATGGATGTAACCAGTTGGTTGATTTGCTTCAGCGTGCCTATGAAATATTGCCACATAAAGACCCAGTAAAGGGCGGTGGTTATTGTCAGTTGGTGGTGATTGTATGATTGATAAAGGTACACAAGATAGAATTAAAGAGATATGCCACAAAGGAGCAATGTTTAGAATTAAAAGTATTTCTTATGAATAAAATTTTATATCAATGTGAAATAGAAAAACCAAAAACTCAGTTGGATATTGCTCAAGAGAAAATTGAGAGATTAACCAGAGAAAACAAAGAGCTTAAAAATAGTATTAGGCAAGCTAAATCTTTGTTACAATACAAAGATTTGCGCTCTGATGTTAATAATCTATATCACAAATTAATGGACATTAGAATTGGATATGACCAAGAATAGCAATACCATCTGCGTATCTGGAGGTTTTGACCCTTTACACAGCGGACACATAGACCTGATTGAAGGTGCTGCTGAATATGGCGACGTAATCGTTATCCTAAATAGTGATGATTGGCTGATGTGGAAAAAAGGCTATGTCTTTATGACATGGACGAATAGAGCTAGGATTCTAAAAGCTCTTAGCTGCGTTAAGGATGTTATTTACGTCCATGACAATGACGGCACAGTATGCGAGGCACTGAGGCGAATTAAGCCAGATTATTTTGCCAATGGTGGTGACAGAACATCGGAGAATACACCAGAACTTGAACTTTGTATGGAACTTGGAATCAAGCCATTATTCAACATTGGTGGTGATAAAACACAATCAAGCAGTGAGCTAGTGAATGCGGTACGCTAAACGTACATGGGGATGGTATTTTACGTTATGGGATGCTCCGCATTTCAAAATCAAGCTGTTGCGATTCAAGAAATATGCTCCGATGTCATACCAATATCACAACCTACGAAGTGAATTGTGGTTGTTTCTGAAAGGCAACGGAGTTTTTACTAAGGATGATATAAGTCGGTCTATTCGCAACGGCGAATCCATTTTGATTGAGCGAGGTTCACGACATTCATTCAGAGCCACAGTGCCTACTACAGTACTGGAGATTCAATTTGGCAATCAGTGCATTGAAAAGGATATAGTAAGGTTATGATTTGCTGGGTATCTACTAATCCTATTTCACATACAGTTATGAAGTCATCAGGCAAGACTATAAAACACCTATCTCAGTTTGATAAGACGGAGTTACAGCCTAGTGTTTTCTATGGTATGCTACGTGGAGCGAGTAAGGCAATGCACATACTAAAGCGGGCAGGCATTGATTACTGGTATATTGATAATGGCTATTATTCAGCAAAGTATATTGACCACCGTAATTTTAAAGATATGGATGGAACTTATAGGATAGTGAAGAATGACACTCACCACTTGCTGAACAATGGAGTTGCATTTTCTAGCAACTTAAAATCTATCCTGCTTATTCCGCCTTCGCCATATTCTGCTATGTTCCATGACACACTGCCCGAAGATTGGATAAACCAGAGCATAAAATATTTAGGTAACTTATATCCAGATGTCAGGTTCGTGACCAGAAACAAGAATTCTAGTAAATCCCTAGAATCAGACATAAGCGAAACAGATGCAGTTTTTAGCTTCAATTCCATGAGCGTAATAAAAGCTATTGAGATGGGGAAACCTGTTTGCGATACACATGGAATCATCAGAGATATGAGATTTAAGCTATATCGTTACGCTGACGTAATAAATTATTACAAAGACAAGCAAACTACATTAGACAAGCTAAAGGATTGGGCGTGGCTATGAAAATATATGTTGGATATGATGGTAGAGAGCATTTAGCTTATAAAGTATGTGAGCAGTCCATTCGTGACAATTCCAATAGTGATGTGGAAGTTATACCGCTATTGCACAAGCAGCTTAGACGACAGGGCTGGTTTACCCGTCCTTGGTTAGTCAATGCTTATGACGGCAACTCAACAGATACTATTGATGGCAAGCCATTTTCTACTGAGTTCTCACACACACGTTTTTTAGTCCCTGCCCTTAATGGGTACAAGGGATGGGCTTTGTTCATGGATAGTGACATGGTTTTTGATTCGCCAGTTAGTGAATTGTTTGCTTTGTGTGATGATAGATACGCCGTGATGTGTGTTAAGCACGATTACACGCCAGCGGAAACAATCAAGATGGACGGAGCGCAGCAGACTACTTACTCACGCAAGAACTGGAGCAGCTTTACGTTGTTCAACTGCGGGCATGAAGCGAACAAAGCCCTAACTCCTGAGATGGTAAGCGTTCGCTCTGGCAATTATCTACATAATTTCAGGTGGCTTGACGATTCGCTTATTGGTGAATTGCCAAAAGACTACAACTGGATTGAGAATGTATCGCCTGATATTAAGCCTAAACTTATCCATTATACACTCGGCGGAGCGTGGTTTCCTGAATATCACGATGTTAAATATGTTGAGGTGTGGAACAAATATTTTAAGAGCTATGCAGCCAATCCACACACTATTGAAAGCTATATTGTAACTGCAAACTATGGGGAAAAATGAAGAAGGCTATTATAACTGGTGTATGTGGACAGGATGGGGCTTATCTAGCAAAGTACTTGTTGGAAAAAGACTATAACGTCATTGGATGGGCTAGAAGGAATACACCAACTACCAACCTTGATTATCTCGGTATTAAAGACCGCATATCATTGCGCTGGGTGGATATATGCGATGTATTCCATGTTGAGCAAGAGATTTTATCCAGCAAACCGCAGGAGATTTATAACCTAGCGGCACAGTCGCACGTTGGACAAAGTTTTAATAATCCTGCGTTGACCTGTCAGATAAACTATAGCGGGTATCTCAACGTCCTATTATCCGCCCGCAAGTTTGCCCCTGACGCTAGAATATACCAAGCTGGCACTAGCGAGATGTTCGGATATTCTGCATACAAAACTGATAAAGCAAATGAAGATACGCCATTCGCCCCGATGTCACCATACGCAATCTCTAAGGTCGCAGCACATTGGGCGGGTGTAAATGCACGCTATGAAGCCAGTCAATTCGTGGCGAATGGTATATTGTTCAATCACGAATCGCCTTTGCGTGGGGATGACTTTGTTACCAAGAAAATAACCAACTTTGTTAGGAATCCAGTCGGGGTTTTAGAGCTTGGCAATCTTGACTCTAAGCGTGACTGGGGCAGTGCAGAAGATTACGTCAAAGCCATGCACTTGATGCTGCAACATGACAAGCCAGATGATTTTGTGGTAGCTACTGGCGAAACTATAAGTGTTAGGCAGTTTGTTGCACTGGCATTTGGTGCGGTTGGAAAGAAAATAGAATTTTCTGGCAACGGACTTAATGAGTTTGGTGTTGTTGATGGTGATGTAAAAGTCAAAGTGCGACAAGAGTTTTACAGACCAAATGACTTAAGCTATCTATGTGGCGATGCATCAAAGATTAAGTCAGTTTTAGGCTGGAAGCCACAAACCACAATCAATCAAATTATTGGAGAGATGATTTACCCATGAAAACAGCAGTAGTAACCACCTTCCCGCTTAACTATCCTACATGGGTAGAAATGTTAGCCAGTTTTGATAAATATTGGGATAAAGAAATACCAATATACATTGCTGTTGATAATATTTCGGAGCAGGATTTTCAAATTCTGCAATCAAACATAAATAAGTTGATGCCGTCAGGCAGACAGTTTTATATTTCCAATGAATGGAGCGAAGATAAAAAGAATTTCTTTAACCGCAATACTGATAGTCCTGATTTGCCGTATAGATTCCAAGTATGCAAGTTTTCACACAAGGTTTTTGCTATTTATGGCGCATACCGAGAAATAAAAGACGATTATGATACTCTTATCTGGCTGGATGCCGATGTTATAACCAATAAGCCGTATAATCCGCTAGAGTTAACCGAAGATGCCGCTACTTTGCAACGCAGTGATGCACCGCATAGCGAATGCTCATACGTTCAGTTCAATCTCAAAGCCAAAGGCGGAGAGATTATAGAGAAAATGTACGAGTATTATGTGACCGATAAAGTTTTAGAGCTTACAGGATGGACTGACTGTGATGTTTTTGATGCCGTTGCCAAAGATTATAGCATTAAAAACCTATCAGAAGGAATAAAAGGCTGGCATGTATTCCCGCAATCAGTTCTAGGCGAATATATGGAGCATATGAAGGGGCAGAGAAAGCTAAAGCCCGCACAATCATCTGTGTTTGACGCTGATAATTTGCAAATTAAGACCAGAAATTGCCTGCCACATGACAAAATACGAGAAAATATCGTCGCAAACATGGCTCTTATCAAGAATTGGGTGGATTATGTAAAACCGCACGATGAAGAAGTGGTTATATGCAGCGCAGGGCAATCATTATCCTACAATGATATCAAGCCGTGGGCAGATAAAGGAGTAAAAATTGTTACCGTTAAACACGCTATAGACCGTTTAAAGGATTGGGATATCAAACCGTGGGCTTGTGTGCTGTTAGACCCTAGACCGCATGTTGAGAAGTTCATACAAGAACCAGACAAAGACGTAATATACTTTGTTGCCTCTATGGTTGACCCCTCAGTGGTAAAAACGCTGATGGAACATGACTGCAAGGTTATAGGCTATCATGCGTTTGTAAATGCAGGTGAGGAACGCTTGCTTTCTAATGGGACTATGTTAATATGCGGTGGAAGTGCGACTGCAACACGTTCTATAGGATTGCTGTCAGAGGCACTAGGATTTAAGAAAATCCATTGTTATGGATATGACCTCTGCTATTACGAAAAGCCCGACTTCTCTCTAAAAGATGAAGAAGGCAATCCAAAATATACCGAAGTAACATTATCTGCCACAGGCTGGAAGCATAAGAAAGTTAATAGGACTTTTTGGACTGAGGGGCAATTCTTAGCGCAGGCTCAAGAACTCAACCAGATTTATAAAGGCAACAAAAATCTGGACGTAATTATATACGGCAACGGCTTGGCTGGCTGGCAATATAGCCATTACAAACAAGCTGCTGCATGGGAAAAAATCTATAACGATAAAATAGAACTTAAACGGCAAAATGCGGAATCATTAGATGAATGGGATGCAAGAATTAGAAATGGATGATGCAGGGATGCAAGACGTGCAACCTGCAGATATTTCACAGTCCCAACCTCAGGGCACACAAGCACCTCAAAGACCTGAAGATATAAATATTGCTGTGGATTTGCCAGAAGAAGAGCTAAAAGAAATAGCTCAGCAATGTATCAAAGATTTTGATGATGACCTAGCTTCCCGTGAAGAATGGGAGCAAATGCACGCTGATTATTTGGAAACCTACTACCAAAAAAGCACATCTGAGAATCCGCCGTGGGCTGGCTCAAGTGATGAAAGCATACCAGTTCTTGCCGAAGCTATAAACCAGTTTCAGAGCAGGACTTACAAAGCATTTTTCCCTAACCGCTACTTTGTTGACTGTATTCCTGTTGGCTTCCCTAGCACAAATGCAAGGCAACGTGCTGACCGCATAGCTAAACATATGAGCTTTCAGTTGAGCGTGGTTGACCGCTCTTACAAGATAAACAAAAACCAGATGTTTATGGCTGTTGCTCTACATGGCAGCGACTTTACCAAGACCTATTTTTCACCAACAAAAAGGCGGAATATTATAGAGCGTGTTTCTGCTCAGGAATTGGTTGTTCCTTATGGAATTGGCAGTCGCAGGTTGGAAGATATAGACCGCAAGACGCAGATTAAGTATTGCAGCCTGAATGATGTTAAAATCTTACACAAAATGGGCTGGTATTCTGAACTGGCAAAGCCATACACACAGGATGACACCAATCCTACGCAACAAGTCGCAGACGACGCACAGGGGTTGGCAAATGACCAATGGGGTAGGGATAGTTCGCAGTGTTGCATATTAGAACAACACAGGCTTCTTGACTTGGATGAAGATGGCATTGCCGAGCCTTATATTGTTTGGATTGACAGGCAAACACAAAAGATAATGCGTATTCAGGTACGTTATGAAGTGGATGAATATGGGCTACCTGTAAACAACAAAGAGCCTATAGAGTATTTTACTCACTACCAGTTTTTGCCTAATCCTAACGGCTTTTATGGGCTTGGCTTTGGATTTTTATTATCCAAACTGAATAAGGCAGTGGACAAGCTTACTCGTATGTTTATTGACGCTAACGAGTTGTCAGTAATAGGCAATCTTACTTATCTGATAAGCGAACAGCTAGGAATAAAAGGCGATAGCTTTGAGTTATCGCTTGGCAGAGGTATAAAAATACCTCGTTCTGTGCAGGATATTCGCAATCATTTTACACAACTAAAATTTGACCCGCCTACCCAGCAAACTTTGCAGATGATTGAACATTTGCGTAATGCTGCACAGCGTCTTAGCTCTTCCACAGACATATTATCAGGACAGCCAGACAAGGTTTACCAGCCTGAAGCAATGCTATCTATGATTGAGCAGGGATTGCAGCTATTTAGCTCTGTTCAGGAGTTTCTTGGTGTTGCAATGGAGGACGAATTACAGAAGATTTATCGTCTCAACGCTAAATATCTTGAAGAAGATGCAAACTTCATGTTTGGCGACGACCAGATACAGGTTACACGTGAAGATTACCAAGATGACTTTAGGGTTGTTCCAGTATTTGACCCTAAATATTCCACACGTTCGCAGAAGTTAGCAAGGGCAAAAGCACAGTATGAATTTGGGATGACTAATCCGCTTATCTCACAAGACCCAGAGGCGATTTACTTGCTTTCACATGATTACTTGGAAGCTCTTGATACGGAAAACATAGACGCAGTGCTTAAGAAGCCTAACGTCCCTCAAGTGGCTAGGATTGATGACCAGTTGTTAGAAAATACCTACTTCATTATGCCACCTGATAAACGCCCGTTGTTTGATGTATTTCCAGACCAAGACCATCTAACGCATATTGAACAAATAGACAAAGTTATAGCCTATCTGGATGGAGCTAATCCGCTTGACGTTCCTAATATACCGGGAGGCGACCCGCAAATATCACGGCTGGTTCAGACCATGAGCAACGAGCAGAAACAGGAACTAATTGGCAATTTGTTACGGCATCGGAATATTCACGCTGCCTACTTATACGGCATGTTAAATGGAGCATTAGACGAGCATGGAAACCCTAAAAACGCTGGAACAGGAACTGATGGAGGAATGGCAACAACTCCAAGCGACCAATCTGGTTTGGAAGAGATTATGTCAGGAATTCAATCCGCACTCGGCTCTACTGACATGCAGCAGGGATGACTTAGGCAGGTATCAAGGGCAAGCTGAGGTTATGGAAGTTTTGAAACAATATTTTAAGGGATAATAATATGCCAGTAACTAAAAAAGGTGCAAAAATTAAAAAGGCTATGCAAAAGGAATATGGCAAAGATAAAGGCGAAAAAGTGTTTTATGCTTCTGCTAATAAAGGGACAATTAAAGGTGTTCACAAACCTAAGAAGAAAGGAAAATGCTGATGAGTTTTTTTAAAAAATTAAAGAAATTTGCACTACCAGCAGCAGCTTTGGCGGGGTCTTTTCTTTTGCCGGGAGTTGGAACAGCTATTGGTAGTTCTCTAGCTAGTGGACTTGGTTCCATTGGTGGTATTTTAGGGACTGCTGGTAATGTCGGAAACCTACTTTCGGGTGCTGGTGCAATAGGTGGATTGCTCGGGGTTGGTGGTGGAAGCAAGGAAAAGACACCGCCACCAGTCACGCCAGCGCAAGCAAAGCCATTTGTTCCAGTAAAGCCAGCAGCAGTAGCAAGACCAAGCTCGCTTGCTGATTATTCTGGCTTTGACCCGCAACAAGAACGCACAGCTCTTGCGACAAAGGGGCTTAATCAGGGGTTAGGAAAGCCAGAGCAGGATTATTATACCAACATGATACAGCGCAGCCTTATTGGTGACAATAACGTGCCGTCAACAGATACCAGTTCGTTATCTCCCGTAGAGAGTCAGTATTTCTCACAGCAGGGGGTTAATACGTCTGATATAATGAAGTTTCTGCAACAACTACAAGGGGGAGTATGACAAGTTTTATACCATTTTTTGACAGAGTAGTAATACAGCGTGATACCAGTGCATTAGAAAAGAAAGTTACCAAAGCAGGTTTGCTTTTACCAGATAAGACAAAAGATGAGTACAAGGCATCACAAGGGACTTTAATATCATGTGGCGATAGCTGCGATGACGCAGTTAAGCAATATGTAGGCAAAAAGGTTTTATTTAATCGCTTTGCTGGTGATGACTTGGTTTTAGACGGAAAAGAATTTTTGCTATGTAGCGATAGAGATATTTTAGGGGGATTAGATGACGACGCAACAAGCCAGTTTGAATGATACGCCTGATACTGAACAAGCAGAACAGGAAATAGAAACTAGTGAGGAGGTTGCTGACGATGAAGTCAGTAGTGAATCCGCACAAGATGATGACTTAGAAGGTTTCGACCCGAAAGAACGAGTTGAAATATCTGACCCAAAAGTTAGAGCTAAGTTCAATCATATTTATAAACAAATGAAGATGTCTGATAATCGGAATACTCTTTATTGGGATTTAATCCAAAAGCAACAGCAGGAAATTGACAGCATAAAATCAAAGGTTCAACAAACTGACCAAGCTGATGCTGAAAAAATCCTAAAAACCAAGCTGAAAGAGGCTAGGGAAATAGGCGATGATGAAGCTGCTGACAAAATAATGGATGATATTATAGAGTTTCGCTTAGAGAAAAAACTTCAAGAGAAACTTCCTAAAACTGAAAAGCCTAACAAACCACAGATTCCTGAACAGTTTAATACGCCTGAGGGGCAGGAGTTACTAAGTTTTGCTTATGAAACTAATGATACAGGAGAATTAGCTCACGGATGGATGGACTCAGCACATCCGCAACATCAAAGAGCGTTAAAACTTACTGCTTTGTACCGTGACGAAGTAGAAAGGGAACTAGGAGTAGTTGACGTGACAGAGGTATTAAAACGTGTTGCATCCAATATTAACAAGGCAACAAAGCCAGTAGTAAAACCGCAAAATAATAACCGTGCGCCTGACCCGCTAGGCAGAGGCTTGACAAATAACTCAGGAAAGGGTAAATTGAACTTATCCACTGAGGAAATGGCTATCTGCAAAAAGTTAGGCGTTTCCACAGAGGAGTATAGAAAATGGAAGTAGTCCAAGAAGTAAATCGTGGTAACAAGCCACTTAATCAGACAGATAAAGACGATAAAAAGAAGGGAACTCCCGTAGGGTTCAGACCTTCATCAGTCTTACCTAGATTAGTAGCCAGAAATGGCTTTTCCGCAAAATGGATTAGAAACGAAGCTGGACACATTGCCTCTAAGATGGAAGAGGGCTGGATAATTATGAAGCCAGAAGACAATGCCGGCACGTCAATCAGACAAGATTATGTATCAGAGGCTAATTCGCTAGGCACTGAGATTAGATATAGAGATTTAATCGCTATGATGCTGCCTAATGAAATCAAAAAAGCCAGAGAAGAATATTACAGAAATGAAGCTAGAGAAGCCCAAAGTCAAATACTGAGGGAAACAGACTCAAGCCTAAAATCTGGAGGTGTTCAGACATACAAGCCTAAAGGTATGGCTGGGCGGATAGTAATAGAATAGCGGGGGATGTTTTTATCTCCTGCGTAACTAACAAAGGAGGTTAAAAAATGTCTTTATTCACTCAAAGGGGATTTGTAGCTTGCCGTAAGCTTGGCGGTGGCGATGCAATTCTCAAAACTTATGCAGTTTCCGCATCAAGCAATGAAGCATATTTCGTTGGAGATGCTGTAATTCTGGGCGCATCTGGTAAACTTCGTACGCTTAAAGCAGCTTCAACAACTGCACCTCTGGGGGTTATCAATGCACTCTGGGATAGCTCAGGCGGCAAGCCAATTCCACGCAGATTGTCTATGCCTTCTGCTGGTCCTTATCTCGCTTCTGGTGCTGCTGGCTTTGCATCTGTTAATATTGATGCTGAACAAACATATGTTGTTCAGATTGACAAAAATATAACCGAAGCTGACTTTGGTGCGGTTGCCAAAGTATCTGCTGGTGCGCCTAATACTAGCAACGGACTTAGCGGACAAACCCTAACAGGAACAGTAACCACGTCAACTGATTCACACTTTCAGCTTATCGGATTCGCTCCGATTGAGTTGGTTGGAACTCGCACATCCGCTGCTTCTCCAGTTTTGGTTGAAGTAAAGATGGCTCGTTCAGTGTTTGGTGGAAACCCAGTTTAATTTTTAATTAAGGAGATAATACAATGCAAGGTGTAGTACATACCACAGGATTTGCTCCAGAGCTACTCTATCCGGGCTTAAAATCCATATTCGGAACATCTTATCAGGACTACCCTAAGATGTACCCACAATTCATGAAAACCGTTCAATCTGACAAACGCTTTGAGAAAGTACAGGAAATGTCTGGCTTTACCATTGCTGGCGTTAAGGATGAAGGGGATTCGGTTGCTTATGCTAAACTAAATCAAGGCTTCCAAAAAGAGTACAACCACACCACCTATGGCATCGGTGCGGTTATTACTCGTGAGCTTATGGAAGATGACCAATATGGCATAATCAAGCAAGTTCCTAAACTTCTATCGCAAGCTATGGTTCGCACTCAGGAAGTACAAGCACACGCTGTTCTAAACAACGGTTTTGACAGCTCTTATACTGGTGCGGATGGCGTTAGTTTGTTTAATTCAGCGCATCCTAACAGTGGCACTGGTGGTGGTACGCAACGTAATACACCAACAACTGCGGTTGACCTGACCCAAACTTCACTAGAGGCAGCACTGATTGATATCTCTAACTTCCGTGACGCTAACAACCAGCGGATTGTGATAAATGCAAAAACCCTTGTTGTTCCTATTGGTGAAACTTTTAATGCCAAAAAGATTTTGGAAACAAAATACAAAACTGGTTCTGCGGATAACGATATTAACGTTATTTCTAACCTGAATCTTGGATTGGTTGTTACTAACTATCTTGTTGATGCTGACGCATGGTTTGTAATCACTGATGCTGAGAATGGTCTAACCTTTATGATGCGCCGTGAGGCTTCTCTTGACCGTGACAATGACATATCAACACAGAATCTTGCGCTTGTTACTACAATGCGTTTTGACACTGGATGGAGTGATTGGCGTGGTGCTTGGGGTTCACAAGGTGCTTAATAATAACAGGGGGAGGAAACTCCCCCTTTAATCAAGAGGTATTAAAATGACGACTTTTCAAGCTCCATTAAAAATTGTTGGTAAAGATGGAATAACTGGCAATTCTGTTACCGATACACAAGGATATACTCATTGTACTAAAGTTATCTCATTAGCTGGTGGTTCAACTGCTCCACGCCAGATAGTTACGCTGCCAAGCAATGCTATGCTAACTAATCTTAGAGCATTTGCGACATCTGCATTTGCTGCTGACGTATCAGCAGTAAGCGTTAGCTGGGGCAATTCAGCCGATGCTACACATTATGGCACTATAGCTGTTTCTGCTGTCGGACAAGTTAGAGGGGCGACGGTATCTGCTGCGGGTGAGTTTGATGCTGGCGGCACAATCATAATTGTAGCTTCTGCCGTATCTACAACTACCTTTACAACTGGCGGTGTTCGGGCATTTGTTGAATATGTAGTAACGGAGTAGCATTATATGTACACATTCAGCTCAACGGTTGATGCCAGTGCAGGCGGGACTACATATAGCAAGCCTTATATTGTGGATATAGGGCAAAATCCTTGCAACATAGGTATAGGAATTACAGTTGCTGGTTCTGCTGAATGTACATTGCAGCATACTTTTTCAGACCCGTTTGCAACCAATCTTGCGGTTAATACTAATGGCATATGGCTAAATAATAATACTGTTACTTCTGCTTCTAGCAATCAAGTGACAAACTATTTTTTCCCTTGTCGTGCAATAAGACTTGCACTTCATGCTGCCACATCGGCACAGGCAATATTAAATGTGAATCAGTCCTCGCATGGTGCGTAGATATGGCTAGACGCAGAGGTTGGAAAAAAGGCGACTGGTTAGTTAAGGATGAAGAAAGCGGTTTTACTGTATATGGCAGTCAAGTTGCTTATGATTACTGGGGTGTTCTTAAGGTAAAAAAACAGGGCGATAAATCTCACCCGCAGATGTTTGTAAGACCAAAGGATGACCCTACTCCTGTCTATCCAGTTAGCCCTCCGATGCGTGATTTTGACCTAACTGAGAGCGTTATAGGCTTTGATATTGGTACTACTAGCGTTCCTATCCCAGAGGGTGCAGCAACGCATTTATTCCGCCCCGCTCTTGGTGATGCAATATTAGAATATGATTTTTTTGTTTATTGAGGATTTATGACCGTAAGAAGCCCAACATACCTTAAATCAAGATTTGAAACTGGTGACGAACCAACGGCAACTGACTTTGGTGACGTATTTGATAGTTATTTTAGCATTGGCACTAGTGCAACACAGACATTTGAAGGGCAGGTTAACTTCTCAGGTGGAGTGTCTGTATCAGGTGGCACTCTAACTGGTGTTAATCTATCAAGTATTACGGGACTATCAGTAGTATCAAGCGCACTAGATACCATAAAAGCCAATTTAGAAATAACCAATACTCACTACTTCAAGATTACTCAGGATGCGGATAACTCTACTGCTCTAAATGCACTGATTGCCCTTGTATCATCGCAAAATGGCGGGGTGATAATTATTTCAGAAGGCAATATGAACAACGGACGTATTGTTCCTAAATCAAACGTTTTTCTTATTGGTTCAGGTCGCAGAACAACATTTAAGACTACTATAAGGCGTGTTGCTGTTTATCAGGATGTTTCAACAGAAGATTTAATCAACTTTGGTATATTTAACTGCCGTTTCATTGGTGAGGTTACAGAAACACCAACGCAACCACAACATAGCAGAACTACTAGCGGATTTGGCATAACCACCGCCTTTGAGATTCATGGCGACTTAGAGCCTACATCAGCGTTTGCAGGAGCAGGAGGAACAAAGCAGGGTATTTATTTCTGCAATAACTGGGTAGAAAAATGCTCGTCTCTGCCTATCCTTATTGGTGGTGCTACTGATGTGTTCATTAACAATAATTTTTTTGACAATAATAAAGACGTAGGCGTTAGGTTCTGTAAAAACGTACAGTGCAACAATAACCGTGTTTATAATAGCGCAGATAACGGCATATCGCTATCAAGGGGCAATGAAAACGTAGTTGCTACTGGCAACCTCATTAACAACTGTTCTTATGATGGTATCTGGCTGGGTGGCGTTGGAACTGATGCAGGGTGCAAAAACTTTAGTGTAACAGGCAATACTATAACTGACGTTGGGTACAATGGCATTAATGCTAAACTTGCTGCAAA